TCAAATTTGGCAGACAGATCCAGCATGCGTGAAATTTCAATACCAGATGATTTTGCGGCGGCCTGAAGGCGCGTATAAACGGAAACAGCCCTGTTGCCATGAACAACTAGTTGAGGGCCTAGGCGAGTAAAATCTTCCATCATCTTGGTAGTTGATATGTCTAACTGTTGGGCCAAAATAAACAACTTACGATTGACAGCAGCAGCCTGTTGCCCTGTCATTCCCATGCTTCTGGTCAGAATTTCCATGTTTTGTGCAGTAGTCTCTGCGTCGATGCCCAGGGTACTAAGAACTGCTGTCGTTTCTCGAATTGTTCTTTGTGCGTCGGGACCCAATCTAGTAAATCCAGTCATTGAAGAATAAAGAGAGCCCATTAGGCTGGCTGCATCTTCCATGGAAAGACCTAAATTGAAAAACTTAGCCTCTAGGGCGGGTATGGTGTTAACATATCTTTCTGATGCGCCAGTGGCAGTCTTGAAAGCAGCAGTCTGTTGATCGATTGAGTTGACAAGAGACATCGATTGATGCAAAATGGCTGCCCAGCCGGCTGACAGGGACTCCGAAACTTTGAGCATCATGGAGCCAGCAACCTGCTGCTTGGCTGCCAATGTTTGGCTTTCGTCGGAAATATTCTTAAACACATCAGATAGTTTCTCGCCCTTAACCCTGGCAGCAACTAAGTTTGAGGCGAGATCTGTCGACCATTGAGATGTTATGCCCCACATTCCTCGAACTCTGGCGGTCATATTGGATGCAATATCGCCCACATCGCGCAAAGCTTCGGCTGTCTGCCTTATTCCCTCGTTATATTCCGCAACTTTGTCAATATTCTGGCCTGTGACCAGCGCGAGTCTCTTTTTCGCTTCATAGACATCTTGAAGAGCACGATTAGTTTCGTTCGTTGCATTAGTAAGGCTAATAAACCCCGCGGCGCTCTGTTCCAACTGACGATGGACATCCTTGTTGACCGCTTCGAGGTTTCTTTGTGCCTCAGCAAGTTTTTGGGTTGCCTGGGCCTGTGCTTCTGCTGCGGCAGTGCCGCCTCCGCCGCTGCCTCCGCTGCCTCCGCTGCCTCCGCCTCCGGGTGGTGCCATTTCTTACTCCTCCCTACTTAAAAGGCCACTTAATGCCGGTTATTCTCTCAAAGGAACTTGTCGCCTTCTTGAGTTTGGATTTATCTTTATATGTTCGGGGATCTTCCAAGCCATACTTTTTGGCTGTGTCAATATATTTCTTTTCATTGCCCAGCGCGCTAGCGAAAGCAGTTACTTCTCGTGGGTTCCCCTTGACAGTAACTGGTACAGCAGATCCTCCGAACATTCTACTAAGAATTGTTTGGATATGATGCCCGAACATGGCCAACCAGCTTTCATCAAGTCGATTCTCTTTGAGCTTATCGAGATCAATAACGATTTCTGTCAATTTATCTTCTTTTAAAAATTGCATACAATAGCCCTCTCTTCTAAACATAAATAGTAGGCACATAAAAATAAAGCCCAATCACACTTGGGCTTTCTCATACTCAGCGAGCGGACTTAGACTTGTTCATGGCCTCTTCTGCTGCTTTATTTTCATCTTCTTTTTGCTTAAACAGGCGTTCCAAAAACCATCTACGAATTTGAACAGGGAGATTGTAGGCTTCAGAAAAGCTCCAACCTCCATAATATTTCAAAATAAAGAATTCTTCATAAACATTGGATATGTAGCTACTTCCTAGGCCAAAAAAAGTCCACAGTAAATGGAACCTCCAATTCTTGCGCATGTCCGCAAGAAGCACAGGTAAACTCTTGTGCCAACCTAATATCAGGTACGATTTTCTGATACGCCATTCTCAAATGTCTAGAATCTCTTGCCGGCATATGCTCTATAAAGGCTGACTTCATCTTGTTGGAGTCGTCGCCATTAACAGAAACAATCATCCGACGAAGTTGGTCGGTCAATGTAGACTCTTGAAGCTTATTCTTCTTGTTAATTTCTGATTGTTTTGTCAAATATTCCTCATCATACCCATTCATGAGGCGCACCTCAAGTCTCGCATCAGACGCCGGGACTGTCAACATGAATGTTCCGGATGGGGTTGCCTCTATGTTGTGCTCTTCAACATCTTCTTTGTCAGCGTGATATACAGAACTAACCGATAAATCAAACTTCTGCTCAACAGTTCTTGCGCACGAAGGGCACACCATTTGTGTGTGGTATTCCTCTCCATAGCCAGTTATTCTTGTTGCTATCACCAGAGCATTTCTATCCCCCACCAAGAGACTTTTGACATCAATACTCTTATCGACAAGAACATTCTTCAAAAGCCTTTCCACAGCAATACCCTTTTTGATGAGAGTCTCTGATGTTAGAATATCTTCATCTTTTGCCGTCATATGGCGTATTTCAATCTCTCCCTTTCCGTGGAGCGGATGTTCTTCTGGATAATATCTTCCGCCAGAAGGAAGCTCTACAAACTCTGTTGGGGTAGAGAAAGAAAAAGAAGCTCCTGATTGGGCCTCTTTTGTCTGAGGGGGTGCATGCCCATCGATGCTCTTCGTCCCCAGACGATCTTCGTTATTTCTCAATTTTCACCTCTAATATTGTTTTTGAAAATAAAATGTTTTCTGCCTAAGTGCCTGTCAGCTTGTCAGGCCAAAAATCGATGTGGTCTGATTAATCGCGCCTACGGTGTTGTCGGTGACGCCGTGCACGGTCATCTCTGCAAAGTCATATCTTATCTCAATTGTCACCTCAGAAAGAGAGTCTGAAGAATAGTCCAATCCACTTAAACTTACACTTTTTATCCATGCATTATGAAGCTTCCATTCCTCGACGGCGGCGCCATCGCCATCGATTTGCTGAATGGTGACTGCACCCAATGCTGTGGTGGCTTTTGATTTTGAGATAGAATTCACATCTGTGGCCACACCCGGCGGCTGATATCCAGCCGCTTTCATGGCTGCCATCATGGTTGCCGCGGCATCTGGATCCGCAGGATCAACAAGCGTCACCGAAACAGAGTTCCAAGATGCCCTCCCAGGATAATAAAATGTGTGATTCAAATATTCGTGTGAGGCCTCACTAAAAGTCAAATTTGGTTTATCAACACTTTTGACAAACCACTTGCAGCCGGCTTGCCCCAAGCCGCTGAGATTCATAACAAACCTATATTGCCTCTTCGGGTCTTTGGTCATTGATGTCCAAAAGCTGCTCATTTAATTATTTCTCCTATAAGTAATATTCTGGGGGTTCTTTCCAATAATTAGTTGTGAGGAGCAAAAGTCCTCAATTTATTTTAATCTGCGAAAGAGGCTCCTGTTCTTGTGATAATAAAGTCAACAGCAATGTACTCAATTGCTCTTGCGGGCTTCAGATAAACTTTGGCATACAAGATGTTTCTATCAATCAGGTCTGGCGTGGTTGTTGTCTCATCTAGCACCACCTTGAAGTCGGTCAAGCCATATCGAGACATGATATCTGCCAAGAAAGGCTCCACTAGGCCGGTGAAGCGCGTCCATGTCACATCGACATTCTGATCAAATAGTATTGTGGCTGCGAACCTAGAAACTTCTTTCTTGACATGGATCATAAGCCTCCGAACATTGATACGATCCAAAGCAGATGATGTCTGTTGGAGAGTTTTCTGTCCAAAAACAACGATACCTTCCGCAGGGAACTTAGCAATCGGATTGATGTTATTCTCATAGAGATCATCTCTCTTGCCGGATGTTAGCCTTTCAACGACTCCAACGACCGGAAGGCCGGCTGCCGATCTGTGGCTTGTGTTCAGTCCGCCGCGATTGAATCCAGCGGGAGCGAACCAAAGCTCCGATGATGCCTCAGAGCTAGCAAAAGTACCCAGAGCAATAACAGATGGTGGGACATATAGGAGCCTATCACTTGCGCTATCCTTTATTTGGACCCATGGATAATAAGTGCATGCATAGCTATTGTTAAGATCGCGTGTCTGTATGTTTGTTACTGTGGTTGAGACGGACCCAAGTCGATTTGCAAAGTCGCTGGTACCTTCTGTTTCGGGTGTATAGCCGCCCTCGATATCAATTATGGCGAGAGCATCTGCTCTTTTGCGACATGTTTCTATCAGTTGATCGGTCAATGTGGTCTTAGTAATGCCCGGCGCTATCATGAGGTTGCACTCTACGGACTCAGGATCTTCGACAGTAATAATCGCCCGCTGAACACTGTTGAAGGCATAGTCATTAACATTGGTAGAACTGCCCATCCTTGAGTTGCGGAAAGGTTCGGCCTCTGTGATATTCAGCCCATCGGTGCCGCCATACATTGGCGCCCAGAACTGACGAACTCCTTGATCAATAATAGCCTTGTAACTGTCGTTCTCAGCAGTTATAGATGTCCCTCCCAGTCTTGATCCAGACTGGTGATAGAAATCGCCGCCAGAACTTGAAATCTGATCGAGAGAGAATATCCAAGAATATTCGGCGTTGGCTGGGGATCCTGATCTAGAATCGAATCGGCCGGCGACTGCATCTGCGAATGGTAATCCCCATAGATAATCTCCATAGCCAGGGTCGAACAGCGTAGAGGCAGCAAGCCTAGTCGCTTGAACTCCGAAATACGCGTCTTTTCCGAGACCATCGCCGGCGTCATTTGAACTAGACCTCAACCCGACAGCAGGCCAAATCCAAGAACCTGAGAAGGTGGGAGTGCCCGGTCCGCCAGTCCAGAGGCTAGCCGAGTTGTGCCACCCCGCGAGCCGTGCAGCGTAACCGGTGCCGTGGCGGCTCTCATTGACTTGCGTCGGTCCCATGGGCATATTATCGCCTCCTGACACATATGATGGACTCGCGCTGGCCGCATCGCTGGAATTCCAGCTAGCGTGGTCTGTGCCTGCCGGTTGCTTCGCGACGAACCGGTTCGAGCCAGAATAGCCGCCTTGGGT